GAAGATAGCGAGTGCGATTGCCTCTGATGATGTGATTTGGTTTTTCATAGTAGTTATTGTTTTGGTTAGTGTTATCTTGCTTGTGTATATCCTATTTTTTTTAACTGCTCGTAAGTTTTGTAGTTTACAATTGAATAGTTATTGTCTTTTACTACAATTACTCCGTTTGAAGTTTTGTCTGCTTTTACTTTTGCATCTTCTATTGATGTGCAGGTTACTGTTTGATTTGTTTTTAGCGTTTTCATAGTAGTTATTTTAGTTTTGGTTAGTAATTATACCCAAAGGTAAACCAATAATTGATATGTGCAACATATTACACCTAATTATATTGAAAATAGTATAAAATATATGTAATTGCCTGATTATCAATGTGGAAATCTGCTAATTAAAAATAGATAAAATAAATTAGTTTATATGGTATTATATGTTATATCTTTGCAAAATGAATATAACCACGAACAACTTAACAAGCGTGTCTGATTACGCAAAAGCTCACAGCAAGTCACTTGCTTGGGCATACAAACAGATTTCCAGCAAGAAGGTAAAGACTGAAAAAATTGGCTCGATGACATTTATAATAAAAGAAATTAAAAAGAAATGAAAATACTTTCTGAATATAAAAATATTTGTTGTGTTTATTGTATAAAAAACAAAGTAACAAATATGAATTATTTTGGCTCTACACAAAATCTACAAAAAAGATTACATGTTCATAGATCGGCTTTGCGTAGATTGAAACACGAATCAAAATTAATGAATTTTCATTATACTTCTTATGGAGAAGATTCATTTGAAATCTCAATCATAAAAAAATATACTTCAAAATTTCCAAATGTTGTTTTTGAAGATAAATTAATTCGTAGCCATAAAAATGTTTATAATACAAAACATTTAAGATATGAGATAAGTAAGCAAGGATTTAGAGATTTAATTTCAGCACAGCTTGAAAAAGCAAACAGAAGTGTGTGAAGGATGTGCATCGCTGACATAGTCTGTGAGCAGGACTGCTCTGAAAGTTAGTTCACGATTTCATGAACTCGCACAACTTTTCAAAGATTGCATCTGGCTTGCCAACAGCAAACACGACATTGCCTGATTCAAGGATCAGTTCAGTATAATACTTCTTGTTCTTTGCGTTCTTCGGAAGTAAGCAACAAGGTAGCATCCCTACTATTGGATCGTTGACAATGTTCAGGTAAGCAATGTCAACTTCATACCCATCTACCATACCCATGTTGCTCATGCGTATCCGCTTCAACACATCGTCTTCGTCATCTTCATTGTCAACATTTTCATACTGTTGTAGCGAAGATGTAATTGCGTAGATTGTCTGTATCTTAAACCAGTTGTCTGTCATAACGATAGTAACATATCAATCAGATTCTGTTGTGGACTACAATCAACCTTTCCCTTCAATACGTTGGTGTGTGTCCACATTCCATGCTTGTTGGTACACATCGCCACATCCATCACATCAAAGGCATCTGCACCCTTTTTTTTGATTAACTCAACCAACCCCTTGCGTGGATCAATGGCATCTCTGTTTGCTATGAATAGAATCAATGCTTTCAAACTAACTAACTGCTTATCTGAATACTTGTGCCAATGCTGAAATCCTCTGAATGCTTTTGTGAGCTTTACTGTCTGGTCCTCCGGTACTGGTAGGTTGACATAGTTCTTACCCTTGACCACCTGACCAAAACTACAAATCTCAATGCCTACTGAATTGCGGTGCATAAGACTGTTGCCTGTTCCAAGATGCCAACCATAGTTACCTGATGGAAATGCCTGTGCAATTACCCCATCATAAATGTGTTCTTTCTTCTTTATGTTCTGACCACCTAACACGAATTCAGTTGCTATCTGCCCCCTCGTATCTCTATTCCATCCATCTATTGTACCCATTGGATTGTCCCATCCTGCTGTGTGGTGCAGGAATATCCATTCTTTCTTTCCACTACCGACAAGGTACTGTGCCTTGTCCATGAAGTGTTCTTTGATTTGAATTTTATTTGCTTCCATCTTTGTGTTGTATTATCCACATTTACTTTAAATCTGTGGATAGAAATCCACACAACAATCTTACTTATAAATCTTACCTTTGATTATCTTTAAATTTTCAAGCTCATACTCACCTGTCTTCAAGTTCATTTCGCAAAACGCAAAACCAAGATTCCATTTGTTAATTGGCATCCATTGTGGATTCATACCACACAAGCAACCAACTGACTTGGTGTTTATGATTTCCCCACCAAAGGTGCTTTCTGTCGCTTCTGATGTGCGATGGAAGTGACCGACAATAACATTGTCCAATGTCTTTAAGAACACACCACGTGCAGGATTAACCCCACCACCACCTGCAAGTTCATGACCATGCAACACATTTAACTTACCAATCTTAATCGGTTTCTTGTCCTTCACCATGTCGATGCCAAGTTCACCCAATTTAAGCAACACATCAAGTTGGAATTCTGTGCAGTCAAATATTTCTGGTGCTTTCACATACAACCATTTCTCCCACCTCTCATCGTGGTTGCCTTGCTTATAAACTATCTTTGCCTTTGGGAAGTGTTCTCTCAATGTAGTGAGAAACAATCGCACCGCATCAAATTCCTCCTTCACGCTTCTGGCTCGGAAATCTTTCTCATGCCTACTGATAGTTGCAAAGTCAATCAGATCACCATTGATAAGAATGCAGGTCACTTCCTTCTGTAACCCATAATTCAAAGCAAGTTCTATTGCCTCGTTGTGTTGGTATGGGAAGTGCAAGTCACTTATGATAAGTGTGCGTGACTGGTCAATCACATAAGGTGTGTAATCTTCTGCGTGAGATTCTGGCAAGTTGAATGGATTCTTACTCCCTGCTTCTTTGAACATAGACTTGTCTTTTATAAGCTCACGATTTCTCTTGCCTCTCTGACCTCTATTGTATCGGATCACGCTTCTGCAATGTTCGACATCTGTAAACAGAACAGAATTCTCTTTATAGATTTTCTTCGCCAATGTAAGAGTAGGCACATCAGGAAACTTTTTCAGGTAAGATTCGACAACCTTACCTGAAACCTTTTTCTCATTACGCATTGAAACCAATGAACTCTAATACCTGCTCAATGGTTATTGCCTTTGTAAAGAATGCGTAAATGATAACAGCTATTCCAATGATTTGCACTGCAATAGAAAGCCAGTTGTGTGTCAATGGCTTTGCTGAATCTTTTGCGTTGTTGTCAACAGTTTCTTTTATAGATTCGCCGATTTCAACAACTGCATTTCCGAATGGAAGTGATTTGATTGCACCTCGCAAAATTGGTTTAAGAAATACAAATACTTTTTTTAGATTGTTTTTTTTCGTTGCCATTTTATTTTGTTTTAGTTTAGTTATCCTAATGTATAAAAGATTTCGCAATAAGGAACTATTGCCATTGCACTTGTATCTGCATCAGATACCGCACTTGTTATTGCCACGCACATTGCTGTGTCGAAGTATTCAAGTCCAATTTCTTCTGCACTGATGAATGTCGCTGCGTTCTGTTCGCAAAGTATTGTCTTCACGATTGCTGTTGTACCTACTGTTGCAGATGTCGCATTGTAAAATTTCAAGAATGCGTGTGAAGTAGCACCAACATTTGAATTGATGACATTGATGCCCTTTAAAACTACTGGGACACTTGCTACTTGTACTGCTGAATTTGTCAATGCTGTGTTGCGATAAACAGCAGGAATCTTACCTGCTCCTTTGATTGTTGTGATTGCCATTTGTTTTAGTTTTTAGTTTTAGTTTATTTTATTTTAATCCGATTATATGCAATAGTTTATCCCAAAATACAATGAAGATAGGTGTGCCAACTGCTATGCCTCCAAGAACTTTATTCCTAAACTTCTTGTCGTTCTCAATGTAGTCTGAATGGTTTTTAACTTTATGCACCAACCCATCCTGCTCTGCTTCTTCATCACCAAGTAGCACACGTTCAATGCGTTCTACTCGCTTGTCAATGCGATGTATGGCTGCTATAATTTTATCGTCATCACTCACGTTCATTACATTTTATTTATTCTGTTTTTTAACTCTAATATCTGTGCATCAGTTAACGAAGATATGTCAATATTTGACAAGTCAACCTTTGGCAAGTCAACCGCTTCAACCTTTGCAACTGGCAATGATGCCTCTATCTCTGCAACATCGTCTTCGTTCTCTGCAAAGAAGTAATTGATTCCATCACAATGCACTCTGATAAATTCAGATGGCAAAGGTGTGGTGTTGTAGTTTTCGTATTTTATAATTTTCATTATGCTATTTTTGTTAATGTTATTTTTGATTGAAAACCACTTGAAAATAAACCATAGATAGTTGATGTTTGTGTACCAAAACTACTTGCAAATTGCATACTTACAGTACCAGCAGTTGCTGCTGTTGTTATCAAACCACTAAATGTTAAATATGATGAAGTTACCACCCTATTATGTGCAGTAGCAGTTAACGTTCCGTTAGAACTTGCGACTTGCAGATATGTTGTTAATGATGTTCCTATCCCCGCATAACTAATTGCAGATGCTCCTCCTGCGGGTACAGTATTTCCAAATTTTACACCACCCGAAGCATTACATCCAATTAAATATGCACCACTAATATTATAGGTTGAATTTGCTTCCAATACAAATGTAGTCAGTCCAGTAATTGTTGATGCAGCACCCGATGTTGTGGTTACATTGGCAGTAACATAATACTCTTTTGTATATTCCCAAAAAGTTCCATTGTAGGTGCAAGTAGTTCCAATGGTTGTATCATACACCACATCACCGATTACTGGTGTCAATGCTTGTCGCTGTGCAGTTGTTAATCTATTTATTGTCAAACCACTTACCGCAGTAGATGTAAATGTCAATGCAGTTGCAGATGCACTCCCAAGTATCGGTGTTACTAATGTAGGTGAAGTTGAAAGTACAGTATTTCCACTTCCTGTTGATGTTGTTACTCCTGTGCCTCCATTTGCTACTGGCAACGCTGTGCCACTCAAAGTCACCGCTAATGTACCACTTGATGTGATTGGACTCCCTGAAACTGATAGGAATGTAGGGACTGATGCTGCTACACTTGTGACTGTTCCACTACCGCCACCCAATGCCACACCACCTGCTGTTACTCCATCACCCTTATACACACCGCCATTGGTGGTATCGTAAATCAATTCACCCACATCAGGTGTTATGCCTGTGCGTTGTGCTGTCGTTGCTCTTGGAATCTTTATCTGTCCCATAATTATACTCTTTGTCCTATATCTAAAATTTCACTACCTGTCATCCTATCGCCCAAGTCAACAATCTCACCACTACCTGCACCACCCCCACCACCACCACTCCCACCAAATGTGCCAAGCTGTGCGTAGGGTAAAGATGTCCATGCTGTAACCCCATCACCAATCTTTGTCTTGTACAGTCGGATAGTTCCACTTGTGAAGTAAGTATTGTTTTCAACACCTACCTCTGCCACCAACAACACAGGATTGAGTGCAGTCCATGTGGCTGCTGTTTCGTTCCTAATCGCATAAGGTGACTTCGTGATGTAACTCATTTAATATTTTGTTGGCTCGGTTATAAATGGAATTGCACACCTGTCATCTGCCTTGCGTAACTGAATGGCTGCCTTGAAACTCACACCGAAATATCTCTCTGGTGTGATCTCGTTAAAGAACGTAATATCAATGTCATCATCTTCACTCACATTGATGAATGTCCAGTTGTAGTCAGGATGTCGCAGTTGTGCAATCACATCTTCTGCTATCTGTGCTGTGTCTGAATACACTTCTGTGAACGCATCACTACCCCTACGCACTGAATCCACAATCCAAAAGGTGAATGAATACTTGGATGTGCTTCTTGTCCTTCTGATGGAATCTACCTGCACCCACAACTCAATAGGATTACTCACACCTGATGTGTAAAGGTCAGGCAACTCACCAAATTGAAAACCATGTATCTGCCTATGGTTTGTCGCAATGCTTTGCAGACTGCTTACTATCTGGTTTAATGTTGTTGTCGGTGTGGTTGCCATCTTTTATCTTTTCAAAATACAATTCTAACTTCTTCCCGTTATGGGACAATCTTCGTCGGCGGGAATCTTTCTTTTTCATCTGGTGATAATTTAGAATAACGTGTGCCTGTGTACCAACCTGTCTCGTAACTTGATGCCTTTGGATAGATTGTGTCTATTCCCGGTGTTGGTGGATTGTAGTAAGTAGGATATAGCTGTTGATTCTGTGCTAAATAATTAGTCAATCGCTGTGCAAACTCTTGTGCCTGATCAGAGAATTGTTGACGCATCCGATCAAGTATTGACAAGTCAACAGATGCTGAATTATCAGAACTCATTGTCTGCACTCCCTTGTCTCGTATCTTGTAGTTAAACACATGCAGTCCATTTGCCAACACCTCAAATCGATGTGCAGGTCTTAACTTTGTCAACACCGTTGCATTTAGCACACTTACTGTATTCGCTTCTATCTCTGTTTTTATCGTGGCATACAAACCACTTCCAAGCAATGGAAGGATTCGATACTCCTGCACATCAAAAATCAATGCAGCAAGTTGTTGCTGATCGTAGTTGTTGTCAATGTATGCCAACAATCTTTCATCCGTTGGCTTTAAAAATAACCCATCTATAATTGCCATACTATTTTCTTGTTGATCCTTTCTTAACTAAATTACTTTGCCATTCGTGTCTGCAATGTGGAACGTGAATAGTCGTGTCTGGTCGTGTATACCACCCTCCACGCATAAGCCAAACGGAACCGCCTACCTCATTGCTCATTGCATCTATTTTTGCTCTTGTGTATAATAGTTGTGCATCCATCAACTTCACGCAGAACTCTCGTGACACACCTCCCAATGCTAATGGTGGTGATTCAGGTGACAGCTCGTAGGAATACATTACTTCCAATTCAGGTTGATCTACATTTGCTCTACTGATTTCTGATTTTGTTGGATTGCTGATAATGATGTCACCTTCAATGCCACCCTTCGTGCTTATCTTTTCTTCTGCAAAGTTCATGTAACTTTCTTTCAGCTCATTCTCGTAGGCATCGAAGTTCATCCCTTCTGTGAATTTCAATGACTGCGATTTCAATATCTCGTAGTCTGCCTTTGGTGATCCACAAGCAAGAAACATCTCAATATTCGCCTGTGAATTAAAGTGTGCCTGAATGTTGGTTGTTTCTGTTGCTTCTGTTTCAATGCCTATCAACCCAAGTATCTGTGATGCTGACATAGAATCCAATATCTTTTGTGCTACCGCTTGTGGTAAAGAATTGAGTGCCTGTATCGTGTCAACAGTTTTCTGCGATGCGTTTGGAAGTGTGAATCCTAATGGCTGTACTGTTTTCAATCTCAAATCAACACCTATTTCAAAGTCACCAATGAACATGTTAACCATGTCTTCGATTAACTTCTGTCTTGGTATGATGTACATCTGATTGAACTCATTGTGTGCAATCTCAATCTCGGAACGCATACCCAATGCACCCTCTCTTGCTATGCCGAAAAGAATTGGATTCGCAAAGTGTGCTGAAAAGATTTTCGTTTCTGATTGTTTCGCTACCTCAATGTATTGCTTATCAATATCACTCATTGCAAGTGTCTGCACATCTGTTCCTGTTTCTTTGCTCATGGCAAAGTTCAACACTATGCGCTGACCTTTTTCGCCTGTCCACTTTTCAAGTATTCGATTCTCAATTTCTTCCTGCTTAATTTCATCTGGAATTCCATTATAAAAATTTATAATATGGGCGGGCACGAAACCATTTTTGATATTATGATAATGAAAATCAGAAAGTGCAATGTCAACATTTATCCAAATAACCGCACCACTGTAAGATGGTAAAGGATAGACTTGTTGGTTAGGATGGTAAACAGAAAAGTAATAAAGCTGTGACTTTTTGTTTGTCGCTTCTTTATCATACGCATCAAATACTTTGTAGTCTGGCTCTGCTTCTGGATTCTTATTCATCTTGCGATTACCAACCCCATCCAAAGTGTACCAACGTGATGTGTAATAATATTTCTTCTTGTCAGGACTGCTACGCACATTTGCAAAGTCAATGTAATTGATTGATGACAATGCACCACCCTTATTGTAGATCACCTCTGCTGCCATGCCATTGAACAGCTCTAAATCATTCGCCCACTTCTGTGATGCCTGATTCAAAGTTTCATTGCCGAAGTTCTTTGTCAAGAAATCATTTACCATTGATTGCTTCTGTACCGTTGCTGTGCGTGCATCGTAAGTCCATCCATTGCCAACAAGATACCTTACCTTCTGGTCAATGATAGTCTTGTGGTATGCACTCCTTGTGTATAGGTCAATCAAGTAATAGGGATAGTCATTGTACTGACCAAACAATACATAGTGCTTGTCTTTCTTTTCTACGAATGCAGGAAGGTCTTGATTGCCGAAGGTCAAGAATCTTTGTGATGCTGTTGGTATATTGTTTAATTCTGCCATACGAATTCTTCTGTATATGTGTTGTCAATGAATGAGCTTGTTGCTGTGGTTGTGCTTTTGAGTAACCCTGTTTCAACTAACGAAGTTGATAGTAACGGATTAAGATTTGATGAACTTGTTTGCTCGTAAATTTTGTATTGATATGTCCCTTCTACTAACTTCACCTGTCCTGACAATGGAATGGATGTGTTCGATTCAATTATAGTAAGTAGGTTGTACCTCGTTGTCTGTGTCGATGTATCTGGACATATAGCATAGACAAGTTCATTTGTTGCCAAGTTATTGAACACGACCAAGTAATAAGGTGATGCCAATGTTGTCTTTTCGGTAAGTGTGACTGGCACACTGTTAGATTGTAGTCTGATAATCTTCAACATATTAATATAAGTAAAGAATTGTCATTTGTACAAAAAAGAAAGTTTGGCTATTGCTAACCAAACTCTCAAACCTTACTCCACTATGAAAACAATTCTATGTTACTAAAAGTGCGTAGTTTGCTGAACTCATTGATGCTATTGGAGAAATTTCCATTCCTGTCCATGTTAATGAGTAACCGCTACGGTCACCATCTGCTGTGCCTGAATCAGACTCACCTGCACTCAAATCAAGTCCACGAAGATAACCTAACAACCAGATATTACCATTACGATCCTTAACTGCTATCTGAACTCGTGCTTGTGCGTAGTTCTGTAATTCGTTACGGAAAGATGCTTGTAGTTGGTTGTAGATGTACACCAAAGTTTCTGTATAGAACACTGTGCCATTCTGAACATTGACAGTTGCTGAATCTTTAAGATTCGCTGTTTGTTTCTCACAAGACAATGTGTACCATCCTGACAACGATGCTCCTGTTATTGCAACAACACCACTTGTAAGTGTGTATTGTGCAGCAAGTGTTGCATCACTTGGCATTGCGTGTATTTTGATTTCTTGAATTCCACCTACTGATGCTCTGCATCCGATAGGGAAACTACTTACTAATGTACATGCCATTTCTTATTTTGTATTTAAGAATTGGGAGCAGGTTACCCCACTCCCATTTCTTGGTTAATTATTAGATATTTTTGTACTGAACGATTTGGTCTGTGAAGTGATTCGCAACACCAAGTTTGAAGTCCATTACCATTCTAACTTCACGATTGTCTTTTGAATACCAAAGGTCGAAGTTCTGTATGTCATTTTCAAGATCAACACCTGCAATAAAGTTGCTTGTTGTTCCTGCGAAGATACGATGCTTTGCTGCTGTTGGAAGACCTGTTCCGTTGTCGGAATTTAGTCCCGGTACTGCAATAACTTTTACGTTACTTCCCGGATATGTCAATTCAAGACCTGCATTCTCTGCTGCTGTTGGAATGTAGCTGTATAAATTGTCAACCCAAAGTTTATTCAATAACAATCGGAAATCTTCTTGTGAACAGAATACAACTGGATTGTCACCTAAAATTGCGTTAGGAATCTTTTGGAAAATGATTTCCTCAAATATACCACGAACAGTTGACAATGAAATAGATGCTTGTTGTGTTGCTGCTACTGCTGTTGCTGCTGTGTCGATAGTCTTGATGAATCCGTTCATCAATTTCAAGTTAGGATCAGCAGTTGTTGCTGTGTTACCTAACCACAACATTGCTTCAACTTGTTTGTTGATGTATTTTTGAACTCGGTCAGTTACTGCTGTGAAGAACGCATTGTCAATAGAATCTTGTGAATCGTATGTACCTGAATACAACGCACCTGCTTTAAGATACTTCTGTGTGAAATATGCTTCAAGTTCAGAAGGACACCATGACATGTTTAATTTCAAAGCAACTGGTGTGATAGTTGTTTGTGTAACTGTTGTTGTTCCTGATGTGTTGAACGCACATGAACCTCCAACTTGGAAGTTAGCTGTCGTGTCAAGGATAGGAATCTTCATTGCTGATTTGATTCCTGCACGAATATCGATAAGTCCCATTGTTCTTGCTCCAAGAATGGATTTGGTCACGATGTCCGCTTTGTTTTCTTCGGTGTAAGCGGATAGACCGCTTAATGAAAATGTTGGCATAATTTATTTTTTTTAGTTTGTTTTTTTATGAATTATTTTTGTGTGTTCATTCGTTTGCGATACTCCTCTAAACTTTCACGTTTGTTGGTTGGCTCTGACTTCAAGTTTACTGGTAGTTTCTTTACAGATGTTTCGGCAGGTTGTTCGCTGAACTTTAATACCAATGCACTCAAATCTGAATTATAACCTTCCATTACTTCTATCTTGTCCGAAAGTTCTTTTGTTGCTGTTGCAAATTTTTCTGTCATGTTAACAACTGACTGCTCCAAAAGTGATGTCACTTCTTCTTTTGTAAAGTGATGTTCTTTGGTGTGCGTTTCAATAAGTGTTTTAACAGTTGCTGTGTTGTTCTCCATTTCATGTGGTGTCGTTGGCATCCCCTTCTCTTTGTCTTTATATTCTTTCTCTTTGTCTTTTGATTCCACTTCTGCCTCTGCCACTGGTGGTGTAACAGTTACAATGATGCCATCGATAACTTCGATAGTTGCTCCATCTTCCATTTCGTAAACCGCATCAGGTGCAGGTAGTTCTGTTCCATCAGGTTGAAGTATTGTCACTGGCATCTGTACCATTGGCATGTCACCTTCGTAGCGAAGTGTGCTTCCATCAGGTAACATGATGTCTTTGAAATTCAATTTTGTTGGTGACAAATGTTTTTTAACAAGTGTCGCTAATTCTGAAATGAATGTTGCTTTGTCTGCCATGATTAAGTTTATTTAAATTAATAAGTACATATTTTATATGTGTACCATTTTATGAATTACTTTTTGTCAATCTCTTTAAGTTTGTTCTCTGCCCAACTGATGCCACTATCACCACCCCAACAGTCCCACATCAAGCCACCACACCCTTCCGAATAGGGAACATCTTTATATTGCTGATGCCTTCTGAATGCCGACATTCGTGCTATGGTGTCCCTTGTTATTGGCTCACGATTTGCTAATTGGTGACTTCTTGCTTTTCCTGTTGCCTCTCCACAACTTCCCCAGCCGTGTTTGTCAACCCACTCTAATGCTCTCTTTGCATTGTTACTTGCTCCTTGTGGATAGTCGGTGTATGAATCAGCGAAGTTTAGAATATCAAAAATAGTTTGTAAGTGCTTTTCATCGGCATCGACCTCAACCACCTCTGCCTGTGCCTTGATCTCAAAGCCAAACATACCTTCAACGCTGAATCCTTTGAAGATGCCAGTCTTGATGAACTCGTTCCATACCATGTCATTTTCGATGTAATAAGAAAGAAACCAACTTCCATCTGGTGCTTTGTCAAATATCTTCGGTGTGGTGATGCCTCTGCTCGAATCAACGATGAATGATTCTATACAATAGATGCCTTCTGTTTGTGTGTCTTCTTCGTGCATCATGTTCACATTGTTGAACTTGTTGAGCTTCGCCCACTTCTTGACAATCTTTTCAATCACAGGTTTGCGAAACACTACATTGTACTCGCCACGCACATCATCCTTGCGATAGATAGGCATGTCAGCAATCATTGCTGCTCCTGTTATTATTCTGCGTTCTGGTGCAGACACTTTGAATGCAAAAGATTTCTGTGCTTCAAATGTCATCCAATTCTCTTTTATTGCAGGATCATCGACAAGTGCAACATAATCAACACCGCTTTCAGCAGCTTCGTCTTCGTTGATGTCTAATTCATAAGTCATTAATTTTTTCATCTTATTTTATTTTAGTTATTGAAAGTTCATTTGATTCTGCACCACCGCCACCTGTGTCTGTGTTGATGTAATGTCTGATTCTACCACATACACTTGTATTGGTGCAGGTGTTGGTGTGTTTTGATTAGCTACCGTTCCATCAGGATTGAGCAATGTAGATGGTTGTGAATTGCTTGTCGCTGTCGCTGCACCTGTATTAAGGTCAGTTCCTCCACCTCCACCACCACCACCACCAACTCCACCACTTACACTTGTGGTATCGAATTGTGTTGCTGATATTTTTGCTATTGCTGCAAGTGTTCCTGCTATCGACACCCCTGCATAGATAGCACCTAATGGCAATGATGACACACCTGCTGTTGTTGCAAGACCTGCTGCAACACCTGCTGCATAAGCTGTTTGTGCAGCCAAAATGCCTTGAATAATTACACTTGACAACTGCAATGCTTTGTTTATTTTGAATTGCGCCCTCAATGCTTTTTCTTCTTCTGCACCACCTTTCTTTGTGTTGTGCATCTTTATTGTGAATGCCATGTCAGAAAGACTTTGCAACCCTGCATTAAGTTTTAATGCAGTATCAAGTTTTGACTGAAACTCTGCCTGTTGCTGTGCTTTCGCTTGTGCTATTTCTTCCTCTTTCTTTTTCTTGTCTTCTTCTCTTTTTTTATTCTTTGCTTCTGTATCTGCAAAATCTAATGCTTCTAACTCTGCAAAGTAACTTCTTTGTAATAATATCAGCTGCGATTGTAGTTCTGCTACAATTACAACATTGTCTTTATTAGCAAGTAATTGTGCTTTTAGTTCATCTTGATTTCTTTCATATAAAATCCTTAATCTTTCCTGTGCAGTTTTTGCTAATCTTATTTCTTCGTCTTGCTCTAACTTAATAGTTTCATTGGCATACTTTTCTTCTAATTCTGCTATCGCCTTTAACTCATCTTCTTTTATTTTAATTGCCTCTGCTGAATTTGCTTTTGATTTGTCAAGTGCAGTTTTGTCTATTGCATTAATTGCTAACTGAAACCCCGCCCTATCGTTCTTTAATTTAGCCAGACCTTCTTTTGCTTTTACGATAGATTCATTTGCATTCTTTTCAACTTCCTTTGGATCAAAAACAAATTCAGCAATAGTGCTTGTAAAACCTTCCCTTAACCCAAAGTCTTGACCAAACGCTTTCCCTGCAAGGTCAATCGCACCAAGCAATAATTGCAATGGTGCAGTAACAAACATTATTATCCCTTCTAATATTTGTTTGTTTCTTTTCGATGCCTCTATCTGTGATGTCTTTGTTTGCTCCGCTTGTAAGATAGAAATCTCTGCTGCTTTTATTGTTTCGTCTGTTTGGCTAATCTTTATTTTTAAAATATCCTTTTCACTTTTGCCTTGTAGTTTTAATATGTTGTCTTGTCCTCCAATAGCATCTAATTTCTTTTGTTGTATTTTTAGATTTTCATCACTCGATTTATTTAATTTCTTCTGCTCCTCACTCACACCACTTACAGCACCCTTGATGTCATCCCAATAAGCATAGATAGTTCCAAGTGCAATGACAAGCAATCCTATTCCTGTTGCACCTATTCCTGCCTTGACAGCATTCAATGCGCTTACAGCAGATGTCTTAAATGATGCCCATGCTTTCGGCATCTCACTCAATGATGCAAGTCCTGTGCTTAATGCCATTGCACTTTGAACTTTCGCAAGTGTCTTTGTGACTTCTTCTGACTGCGCACCAAACAAACCCATCGCACCTGTAACTGCACTAACTCCACCTGCTGCACTTGCAGCAAATGATGCTAATGCCTGAAACTTGTTTGGATTGGTTGCTTTGATTGCTTCGTTTGCATCGTCAACTTTATCCTTCAACTGACCTGCTGCTGCTGCTAACTTATTAAATGCAGGTGTGCCTTCCCCTGCCTTTATCATTTCATCCTTGATGTCCTTCAAAGATTGCTTCACCTCTTTAAGTGAAGATGCTGCCTCTGAACTTTTGATGATTAAATCTATCGATACTGACTTGTCTGCCATTTTCTTATCTTATAAAATAAACTGTTCCGTTGTAATAAATTTCTAATGTGTCGTAAGCAATCGCCATCACTTGTGTAGCACTACCATCTATCAAGATGCCATTACCATCAACGATAACTGTTGCACCGCCACCTACATTCTTTACTCGTATTGAATCACCTGTGTTAAACAATGTCACATCTAATGTCAATGTCATTGGTGATGTACACTCCCACGTTCCTAAATCATTTATTGTTTGACTTGTTGACACAGCAGTTATGGTTGAGCCACTACTAACTTTCAACCCATTGATGTATGTAACATTTGATTCCGAAATTACAATGTCGTTAGTGTTGATGACAGTAACATTTTTCATACCACCTAATACAGTAACACCACTACTTGCACTTATACAAACTCTTAATGCGTCATTGCCAACAAAATTATTGCTACCATTAACTAATGAACTTTTTGCAGAATGACTGATGTAATTGTCCCTACCTGCTGTCACATTATCTGTTGCATTCGTAGTATCACCACGACCAGCATTACCACCTGCTAATGGTGAACGATCACTACCAAGATAATCGTCTGTTGTGAAATCAATTTCTCCTGTTGTCTGTACAAATGGCACTCCATTCTTTATCTTCAACAACTCGCACTTGGTAACTCCCTCGACTAATGGATTGTAGTCGATGACTTTATTCAATCGATAGTATTGTCCATCGATGTATATCTTATTTCTGAATGATAAAATAAGGATGTCCAATGGCTGTAAGCGAAAGAATGCAGTCACTATCTTTGAATTGACATCTGTGATTTCATCAATAAATATTTTATGATATTTGTTGAATAGATTGTTGTTGGTGTATGATGTAGCACCGTATGGATTGACATAGTAGATTTCATTTGGCACTCCGAACGATAAGTCTGCTGTCGGTGTGATTGCATCATCAATGTGTCCTGCATAGGGATAGTAAATCTCTGATGAGCTGCCTGTCACCGCACTGGTATAAGTAAATCCATTAACAGTGTTCTTTGCTCCGACATAATATAAGATTCTTAATTTAGAACGCATTTGTGTTTGCAGTCCTGTTGAATCTAACTGATATATCTCTGGAATAATTCTATCGACAGCAGTTGTGCCTATCGATGGTGTTGGTGCAAATAGCACCTCATTCTTATTCTCGTTCTTTAAGAAATCATTTGTGATGTCAAGATTGTACTCACCATAAGTCTTGCTGTATTTCTCAAAGTAAAATTTGTTCCAATAGTCTGTGTCCTGTGTATATTTAAGTGTGTACCGCCTCGCATCCAATGCACCCATCGGTGTTATGGTTACTGGCTTTGACACATCAAGTAACTTGCTCCAATCTTGTGTTGTGCCTGTGCCATAGAACGCATCATAAGTGTCAATGATAAGATTGTTGGAATCGTTCTTATCTGTTTCAACAAACAAATTAAACATTCTGATAATTGACATTAAAAAGTCAGATTGCTTGATGTCGATTGGCAATGTGCTATTCATTGGCATTGTTGATCCATCAAGAATTACTGGATTTGTTATTTCATTTAAAAAAATAGAATTAGCAGAAACCGTTCTTGTAACATCACCGGGAGTGTATGGTGTATTCGTTCCATAGGGATCTTCAATTAACACAACGACTTTATCTCCTGCTAACAAGTAAAGCTGTGGTGTGAATCCTTGATATGTAAATGTTTTAAGAACTGTTCCAATAGGCATTGATGCGTTGTTCAATGCACCAGTTGAATTTGTTATGTAAGATTGAGAGATTGAAGTTGCACCTCTATACTGAACAATGACTGCACCAAAAATAAAAGAACTTTGTGAAGCATTCGCAACAGGTAAAACTATATTTGAAATGTATTGCGTTACCCCACTTGAATAGAATTGGTAAAATCCTGAATTAGCAGCTGTAAATTCACCTGTTGTTGTGTTGTATTGATTTAATGGATCAAGTGTTTCTGCATTGTAAATCATTGTATGGTAGTAGCCAAACATTATCACACCACTTGTCAATGCTGTTGTGTTTGCTCTGAACTTTCTGTTATTGCTGTCAACTGCTGACATCGTTAACTTTTCACCTGCAAATGGTACAATTAAATGTTTAAAGTAAGGTGTATTAAAAAAAGTTGATGTGTACGAATACCCTGCTGCACTGAATATTTCATCGATGTATGTCTTCACATAAATAGCAGGAAAGAAATCATTCACATCCCAACTTGATACCCCCATACCCCCATAATTTATCATTGGGTAGCAATAGCCAACACCATTGATATTTGCTGTGTTCCATGTTGCTATTTGTGTTGCCTTGTTGTAGGTGTGGTTGTATGCACTCATGTCAAGTGCGTTCAACTTCGCATCGCCTATCACCCCAAATATACTCGCCACATCACCAAACAGATTCACCTCATACATCACCTGCTGTAATTGGTCTTGTGTGCGTGTGATGTTCTGCAACTTCATGTAACCACGAAACTGCTCAATGCCTTCTACCAACAGCACGAATGATGCTTTTAAGTTCGGATTGAAGTCAGGAGCAAAGTTAATCACACCACTTGTCTGCACCGATGTGTTAAGGTCAAAGATGGATGTGAATAGGTTGTTGATTGTTGGACTTCCCGGTAAGGTCACAGTCTTTGAGAAACTGCCTTGCCTCTTGTCAGGCATACGGATGTCGGCAATCTGATAAGTGATAGATGCCTGTACCTCTGCATTCAACTCAACACGAATGTTGTTTATATAAAGTTCTGACCTTATCATTATTGTTGTTGTCTATATGACTGCTGTGATGCTTCAAGTTCTAATGTCAAGTTAAACATCTTTTCGTTGTCTATCTTCTTTGATTCGTATGCTGTTGCCTTCACATTCACTCGCACATGGATAGCCAACATTGGATCGTACAGATACACCTCTGGTGATGTGAATAATTGTTTGAGCCACTTGGCTGTATTGTCAGTTATCCAATCTGAATTCAACAGATACTTGTCGCTGATCTGTGTGTCCATCGTCACCTCACCTGTGTCTGTTGTCAAGTAGTTCCACTTGCTACCGATAAGACTTCCCACATTCTTTTGGTATGTCTTGCGTGAAATCTCTGCAATGCGTTTTGACTTCTTGTAAAAAGAATAGGTATCGAAACCACCGTAATTGTTTTTGAAGTACACTGGGAACTCCTCTGAATTGGTGCATGTCTTATCGATGTAATATGTCATCATTTCACTTGACTGCGTTCCTGTGCTATTTGTCAAGTTGATAGTGTAATATGCAACCGACGAAGTGATGAATGGCTGTGTGCCTGTGACTATCAATGTAGCATCAACAAGGTTAAGGTCAACTGGACCAACTGATGCACGTTGGAATAGTTTGTATGTTGATTTGTTGGTATATTGATTTGTCAAGGTGATAGTCTGCAATGGTGTTGCTGACAACCCATCGTAAGTGACAATCTTCAACAACGCATCTTTGTTTGTCGTGTCGCAGAAGTAGTACAGCCATGCTTGATCTGTGATGCGGATAGGGAAGTTAGCAAATGATTTGTCCTTCTGAAAGAACTTGCGTGTGCTTAATAGAATGTTATAAGTTGATCCAATGTAGTTCAGCCAATCTTGTGAATCAAGTGAGCCATTGAATCCATACAATGTGCCTGTCACAAGTATGTTTGGATAGGTGACAATGCTACCAGATGCACCGTACTGCTGACCGAACTTCAACTCATAGATGACATGACCACCAGTACATTGTTTAAATGGATTCGTCACCGTTGTTGTGGTAACATCGAAGTCAGATGTAACTCTGCTCCTTAAAATCTGATTGACAAGGAATGCTGCTGCTCCTGTCGTTGGATCGGAATTAAGCAATAGTCTTGTGTACCCTGTCACCCCACTCACATACACATCGCAAACATATTTGAAGTTTGCTTGTCCGTTGTCCGTTGATGTCACAACGAATGGCATCGGATTGAATACTGGTGCAGGACTTTGATAAGCTGCTACGAATGAATAAGCCATTATTTTATTTCTATTTTATTAATATCAATTAACACATCCTTCTTGAATGAATCACTTAAATCTATTTGCAGGTCATCAAACAAACTATCATTGACAACAGCACTATAAAAGTTGTTGCCTCTTGTTCCAAATCTGTTTATCTTTCTTGCTATCAAGTATGCCATGTTCCTTCTTTGTGTTTCAATCATGGAACGCAGCTTTGGTTGCCCTACTCCTAACTTCTTTCCTGCACCCTTTGCTGTTAGGTTGCCTCTATTTGATGTTACTGGTATTCCTTTTTGTATTATCCATTGGTATATTGATTCCTTTAATGGTATCGCACCCTTCTTTGTTGCCTTGCCTCTGCCCTTATCAACTGCCTCGTAGTATCTGTCAAGCTCTAATTTGAACTGTATCTCGGTGTCACTCTTAAACTTGACATTGAATGCAATCGACTGCGATAAGTTCTTGGATGCGTTTGCTTTTTTGCTTACCAAACTTTTACGCAAATCACTCTGCACCTTGTTACCAAAGTCTTCAAGTGTTTGATATATTGACTTTTCTTCCATCTTACTTTTGCATCATGCGTTGTAACTCTCTTTCCTTTTCGATGTCTTGCTCCAAACTCATGTAGTTAAAGAAATCGATTATGTTCATCTCCATAAAATAGTCCCACTTTGTTCTGTCATACTTACACAGAATGTGGACTGTGTACATATATCCCCACTGCTCAAATAAGGTCATCCCTCCTCCACCTGTCGTATCATCTCTTTCGCCTCGTTCAGCAGGTTGTCCACTTTCAGCAGTTCGGCTTCCAAATAGCTCTGAATAAGATTGGGTAATTCTTCCGATACCTTGCAAAAAAAAACAGCCACACCGAATCCAATCTCTAAATTAAGGTGATCCTTAAACAACTTCATGCGTTGTTGGAATTCCAATGGCTTTCTGAATGGCATGTACCACACACGCACCTCTTTGCAGAATATACTGACTATGGTTGGCAACTGCTCTGCCAGATTCTCGCCTGTAATCTTTAACAGCGACAAGTCAGTAAGGTTGCTCACCTTGATGTTGTTGTTGGATGGATCAAAGACAAACTTGCGATGTGCCAATTTAAACTTCGCCATGAATCTACCCTTCAACTCAACCGCCACAAATTCATACATTGCCTTGCGATACTCGTTGAATTCAGACATTGGCATTGATTCAAGTTCTGCCAAAGGAATCTTTGTAAGTAGTGAAATCAGTTTACAATCCTTTTCAAGAAGGTCAACTGGTAAGATGCACTCTTGTTTCCTTGCTATTTCAAAATCAGCATATTGACCTAATGTAAGATTACCCCATGAGAATTTCTTCATAATAATATAAGTTAATTTAATTGATTTGTACAACCCCCACCATCACCTAACATTGTAGATGCCTGAATTCTTATTTGACTTTAATGAGTAGTATGCGATGCAAGTAGCCATGACACCATCATCGTGGAATCCTGATGGTGCAGAATACTTGACTGACTTGGATGCAGGATTGTATTCGTAGGTGAAGACCTCGAATTCTTTTCGTAGCCAATCTATTGGTAAAAACTGCACCTCTTTGTTGTTGTTAGCTACTATGAGAGCTTCAATGATGTCTTGCTTTGACTTCGATGTCGTGACGAATGGGTAGATTCTATCCCTGTGCATCACACCCTTCTGCACCTGCTCAAAGATAGCATCACCGATGCTGTTGACCTCCACAAACGTAAATGCTTGGTATGTGTTGATGTGCTTACATACCTCTGCTACAATGTTGCTCCATGTCGTTTGCCTCCACCTGTCTGCGAATACCATTTGCCCTTGTTGATTGAAGATAGTCAGGACAGTGTAATCGTCTGCCCTTCCCAAGTCTAATCCTGCATAATACTTTGGTGATGTGTCAACCTGTGTTGAATAGTTGATGTGCAGGAACAGACCACTACCCCCATCAAGGAATTCAGCCATGTACTCCTGCTTGAAGATATGTTCTGGTAGTGTGAGCTTCGCATCGTCAATCTCTGAACGCTGAATCATTGGATTGTCGTATGATGACATGCTGAATGACTTGTATTGCGGATTGACTGAATCTAATTGATGCAAGTGATAGAAATGATTCTTACCTCTCGGTGTCGAAATCAATATCACCTTCTTTCCTTTCACCAGTACAGTTGCCCTCAATACTTCTGTCCATGCCTCTGAATCCATGAACGCAAACTCATCACATATCAGATAGTCAAAGGTGTAACCACGAATGTTGTCGTATCTCTCGGAAGAAAAGAATTGAATGGTTGATCCATTGCGATATTCGATAATCAGATCACCCTTGTTGATGTTCTTGTAAATCTCTGGTCTTTTGATGAATGCTTTGTAAGTGTCGGCAAATACTTTCTTTGCCTGTTTATAGACAGGACTTACCCATGCTATCTTACTGCGTGGATTGTTCAATGCCCAATACATCATTTGGTTGGTAGCCATCATCGTCTTGCCAAACTGCCTACCGATACAAATCACATAGTATTTGTATTCCTCGTCATTGATGCTATTGTGTATCTTCTGTTGATTCTGATGGGGATTGTATAAGATTGCTTGTGCCAAAGTCTGCTCTAAATTTCATGTTACCTTTTATCTCGATTGTGCTTTGCTCAATGTACCCTCGCTTCTTTGCTTTACATTTTAGATAGAATATAGTT